ATCGAAACACTCCCTTATTGTAAAGTATGGCTTGAGTCTGTCCTTTTACCGCGCTCTTAGATGTAATACATAAATATTACAATAAGGGAGTGTTTCGATGATTAAAATTTGTACAATAACTTTTAATACACATGCAGTTTCGGTTAACCAAGATGACGACGGATTGATCCATGTCTTTAAATATACCGACACTCGATGCGAAATGGAAACTTTTGAGAATAGAGAAGATGCCGAAGAGTACATTCTCTATCCATTCCCTAGTGTTGAATATTCTTTAGTTATACACGAAGAAGACTAATAAATACTATGAATATATTAGTAACTGGCCATAACGGCTTTATCGGCCGTAATATGGTTGAATGGTTATCTGCTGAAGGATGGCATGTAGAAGGATGGGACTATGATCCTAATAACTTACCCGATATTAAAAAATATCAATGGGTAATACATTTAGGTGCTTTAACTGATAAATCAGAAACTAACATTGACAAGTTTATGATTCAAAATTATGAATTTAGTCAATGGTTGTTTAATGAATGCCAAATAAATGAAGTACACTTACAGTATGCTAGTACAAGTTCTGTATATGGTGATGGAAAAGACTTTAGCGAAACCGCCGATTGTACACCATTAACACCATATGCAATAAGCAAATATTTGTTTGATCGTTGGGTATTTAGACAACCTGCTCACAAAGCATCTGTACAAGGATTTAGATACTTTAATGTTTACGGCAAGTACATGCACTTGCGAGGTAATCAAGCTAACATAATATACAAGTGGCAAGAAGAAGCTCGTAAAACAGGATGTATATCAGTTTGGAACAATGCAGATCAAGTTAAACGTGATTGGGTATGGGTAGGTGATGTGTGTAAATTACACATTGATTTTATTAAAAACATACATGGTTCGGGTATTTGGAATGCAGGTTCAGGTCTAGCACACAGCTATTTAGATATAGCAGAGGCTGTTGCAGATCAAGAAGATGCAGTGATAACAGTAGTAGAATCAAATGGAATTGATGTGCGCTACAAGACGTGCGCTGATTTAACATTGTTAAAATCTACAATTGGCAAACGTCAATGGCTTAATGTATTTGAATACATTAACAGATAATAGGAAATAACATGAGAGCTCAAGAGTTTATTAAAGAAGAAAAATTGGGTGTTAGTTCAAAACGCCCAGGGCGCACAAGCGATCGTCCTGCACGCGGGCATGCAACTGAATCGAGATACAAAGTCAAAGCAGACGCACAATTAGACGAACGTGGCAAAGCTAGTAAAGAATTATGTTTAAGTAATAAGAAAAAAGGTGCAAGTGACGAATCGAGTTGTAAAGCACAAGGATTTATGGCTCGTAAAACTGGCAAAACACAAAAGATTGGTAAAAAACGTGTTAAACTAGACGGTAAATCAATTAAAAGTTCTAAATACGGCGGTCCGTTACCTGACTATTCATAATAGGACAACACATGAGATTTTCAGAATTTAAAACATTACAAGAAGCTAGCTCTTTACTAAAAGTACCTGCTAGTCCTAGTGGATCCGAAATTGCAAACTTGCAAAAGGCATTAGCGGCATTTAATTATAATGTTAATACAACTGGTGAAATGGACGATCTCACAACTGCTGCTATTTCAAAAGCCCAACAAGAAATGGGTTTGCCTGTTACAGGCAAACCGGATGCTACTACAATTGACGCAATGAATGGTGCGATTAAACAAGTACCAGGCATGTCAGATTACATGAGTAAAGGTGCATTACCGAGTTCATTAAGTATAGTTAAGAGCGAGCCAGCTCCATCGAAACCTGAAGTAAAATCTAAAGCGTCTGTAGATGTAGGAGCAGAACTTGAACCGTCGAGATCAGGACCTGCACCAACGACCGCATCTGCAAAAGGCAGAGAAGTTATTATTGGCAACGAAAGACGCACCGGCGGGTCTATCTCTTGGAGAACAAACAATCCAGGTAATATTGCGTACAGCGGTATTGCTAAAAGTTATGGCGCATTAGGTTATATTCGTGCAGCTGATGGTGAACCGGTTGCTATCATGCCTACATTAGAGGACGGATTGAAATTGCAAATGGTGCAGTGGAGACGACCTAAATACAACAATTTAACTATCAACCAAGCGTGTAGAACGTGGGCAACTGGAGTGGGTAAAAAGACAGGAACTAGTCAGTATACTATTGACATGGCCAATGCCGCTGGCGCTTCGATACACACTAAAGTATCTGACTTGTCTGATGAGCAATTAAAGAACATGCTTAAGAAACAAGCTAAGTTGGAAGGTTTTAAAGTTGGAACAGTAACTACGGTCTAACTTAATCGGTACAAATGACAAGATTATTACACTAACGGTGATGTAATCAATTATTTTAAACATTATAACACATAATAAACAATGATAAAACAAGGAACATTATTAATAGCTCCACCGTCAGTACAACATAATTTATGGGGTAGTTCGACCATATTAATTACAGATATCGAAGGGGACAACGCAATAGGACTAATTACAAATAAAATTAGTCGAATGTCACTTTCTGAGTTCGGTGATAGACTTGGTTATGACTTAGATCATGTTTCAGGAATGTTACACATCGGTGGACCTGAAAGACAGACAAGTTTTACAATTTTACATTCGCCAGAATGGAAGTGTAAAAATACATATAGAATATCAAAACACTTTTCTATTACGTCAAATGACGATGTACTTAAAAGATTCCAAGAAGGTGACGAACCGAATCAATGGAGAATGTTTTTAGGCATGTGTGTTTGGCCTGTTGAAAAACTTACAAAACAAATAACTGGTGACATTACTGGTAATAGTTATATCAACTGGTGTACATCTACGTGCGACCCTGAACTAATTTTCGATGCTGATCTCGACGACACCTGGGATATTGCATTAGAAAGATGTAGTTTAGAATTTGCACAAAACTTTATGCTATGAAATTAAAAGCAGGCCTTTGGAAAATACTAGGTTTTATATTATTAGGACTAGCATACATTGGAGTTGTTACTCCAGGTATTCCTTTTAGTCCGTTCTTAGTAGGAGCTGCTTATGCATTTAGCAAAGGCAGTCCTACTATGCATAAATGGATTTATGATCACAAACATTTTGGACCATTTTTAACTAATTGGGTAAACAAACAAGTTTTTCCAACTAAAATGAAATACATGATGTTACTTGTAATGTCTAGTTCATTACTTATAATTTGGTTCACAACACATAATTTACATGCTATAATTGGTTCTGGTGGATTTATGATACTAGTTGCAATATGGGCATGGAGATTCCCCGGAAGTGTAGAAGACTACAACTTCCGTATTACTAACAACAAACGAATAGGCTGGTTTAAATGAAAAAACTTTTATTATTACTCCTGTTACCTTTAACGGTAGCAGCAAATCCCATTGATGACAAATGTCCACAGTTTTCTATACACGGTGCTCCAGTGTCGCAACTTACTGCTTCACAATACTTGTGTAAACAAAATTATGCTATTCATTATCGTTACGATACTAAAACTGCAGAGTATGTAGTTGAACATGTATCACCTGAAGATATGAGTGGAGTAGTTCATCGTCAAGACGACTTTCATCCAGACTTAGATGTACCGGAACAATTTAGAGCAACACTACACGACTATGCAGGTCATCCATATGACAGAGGACACCTAGTTCCTGCAGGTGACAGTACTCAAACTAAAGAAATTATGAGTGAAAGTTTTGCACTTACTAATATGGTTCCACAAGTACCTGCCAACAACAGAGGTATTTGGAATAAGTTAGAATCAACTGTTCGTAACTGGGCAGGGGAAGGGCGTGACATTTATGTAACTTCTGGAACTTATTATCAACCTAGTAAACAAATTAAAACAATTGGTAAAGGTGTAGCTATTCCTGATTACTTATGGAAGGCAATTTATGATGCAACTAATAATCAAACAATTGCATTCTTAATACCAAATGACGGAATTTCTGCTAGAGAGTTACCTAAGTTTATTTTAACTGTTGAGCAGTTACAAAACGTAGTAAACATTAACTTCTTTCCGGCACTTGGGACTAGTCCAATTGAACAAACTATTAATCGTAACTTATGGAAAGGTTTATAACCTTCCTAAATTTTTAATGTAATTTCCAATATCGTGATTAACAAAGAAATTAATCTTACCTTTTTTAAGTCCAATATAAAAACCTTTTACTCTATCTTTGATTGTCTGCCATCTTGTAAAAACTCTTACATTACCATGATGATCAAAGTAGTGTAGCTGACCATGATGCTTATATGGAAATATTGGATTCCGTGTAACTGCATCTGCATTGTTTACCCATCTATGATGTTCAATGTTTAAGCTATTCATGTGTTTAATAAATGTCATATCACCAACACGCGGACTACCGTATGTATATAAAAACGGCGTAGTTAATTTTTCTGTACGCGCACATCTTGCAGTTATAAGGGTTGCCATTGCTGCACCTAAACTATGACCTGTACACCATACTTTACGATTAGCACCGTATTTTTGTAACATCTTTAATAAGTCAACCCAAATAAGATCTACACTTGTTCTAAATCCATGATGCACTAACCCGTATCCTGATCTACTTGGTACTAGTGCAAATTCTATGTCATGTGCAACATCATTAAAGTGAGTTGGTTGTGTTCCACGACACACTACTATTAAATCATCGTTGTCCCATAATACATACAAGTCTGACCCACCATGGCTTATAAATTTACTGTCATATCCTAATTCTTTAAATTCTTGATCGTCATTATATGCAAGACTGCTTAATGTTGCCATTGTTAATGATTTTTGCTCAAACGTCAAATCTGATATCATAATACTCTCCTAGTCTAAGCCGTTAAACGGGCCATCTTTTCCATACGCCCATAGCGCATTCTTTTCATGTATTGTTCTTGCTAATCTGCGTGGTAAGAATGGTAGAATAGGGTGTACTAATACATTGTGGATAATACTTTTAATTAAGTCCATATTATGCTCCTTAGTTTTATATGTATTTAATTAAAAATTGACTTAAAATAAAATAGGAGCGTAAGCTCCTATTATTGTCTCATTACACCTACCTACATTGGCATTGACTATGTCTACCATCCATGTAATATCTTATCATCCTAAATCGTAGACTTTACTGCGACATGATATTTATAAATTCATTCTGTATTGTTTATTCTTACGCTAAATATACTAAGAGGACACAAAAATGAGAGTTCAAGATATTATTAGAAACATATTAAACGTTTTAGACGGGGGAGAACAACAACCTATTGAGCCAGAGTTTATACTTAAACCTGATCACAAAGTAACAGCAGGTGATGACATTAACAGATTTAGGCAAATTGTTGATTTGGCAGATAGTCCAGAACGACACAGATTTATTAATGAACCTAATCCGGCGTATGCAGGTGTAGATTCAGTTACAATACATGCAGGTGGCGGAATGAATGGTCCAAAACATCCTGCTGATATAAGAGTTAAAGATCCAAGTGCGTATCCGCATTTAATTGATACAGAATTTGAACCAACAGACGATCATCCTGAACATATTGTAATGATTAAAGCAATGAGGGGGCAATAATGTCAGCTAACGGAATCGCATGGTTATCAACCAAAGAAGCAAAACAAGCAGCTAAACTTGCGTTAGCAAAAGCTAAACGTCAAGGTAAAATTGTAGCAGCTGATGGTACAGTTACAGGAAGTGTAGATCCTACTAAACAATACTATCGTGATAGAAACAATTATGATATTACGCAATTACCAACAAAATATAACGGTGACGGAATTACAGACAATCCTAATGCAGGCGGACTAGTATTAGGTCGTCCTTGGATTACATAATGGCGTACGAACACGACAATAAAAATCCTAATTTAAATAATTTACATCATGCAATGGAACTCGTTGACGAACTTCCACATGTTCGAGTTACGTTAGGATCTGATAATATTACAGTAACTGGAAATGTTAACATTGCATCTGAAATTAAAATTAATAACACCGAATTACAAAGTATTCCAGTTCATTTAACAAGTGATATTGATGTAGGTAACTTCCCAGCATTTCCAACATTAATCAAAGTATCTAAAGATAGTAATGACAACACTGTAAATAATCGTATATATGTTGATGCTAATGTTTCTAATACTAATCCAATTGCAGTAACTGGAACATTTTGGCAAACTACCCAACCAGTATCTATTGCAAGCATGCCAACTACTCCGGTTACAGGAACATTTTGGCAAACTACACAACCAGTTAGCGGAACTGTAACAGCTAATGTAACATTCCCAACTACCCAACAAGTAAGTGGCACAGTTACGTTAGACAGCGGAAGTTTGTCAGCACTTGAAAACATCAATGCCATAGTAAGCGGTACAGTTGAGTTAGGTAGTACAACATTAACAGCATTAGAAAATGTAGGTGTTACTGGCACAGTTACAGTACAAGATGGCGGTGGTAGCATAACAGTAGACGGTACAGTATCAGCAACTGTGAGTGGCACAGTAGAACTAGGTGCTAGTACATTATCAGCCTTAGAGAATACTACAGTTACTATTAGTGGAACACCTACAGTTAACATCGGTACTATACCTGAAGTAGAGATTAAGAACGACAGTGGCAATCCAGTTCCTATTAGTGGAAATGTTAATGCTACGATTACAGGTACACCTGTTGTATCGTTTGGTGGAGCAAATCTAGATGCGTTTGGCAGATTACGAGTTAGTAATCCGTTTACTTTGTTTGATGGTGCTCAACGATACAGAGATGACCCATTCAAATGGAATCAAGTAGATACTGGTGCGGCTACAAGTGTATTTCTACCTAATGAAAGTTCAGTATTAATGTCGGTGTTAGGCAACGGCGATGAAAGTTTGAGACAAACCAAATCAGTGTTTGCTTATCAGCCTGGTAAGAGTTTGCTGACGTTGGCTACTTTTGTTATGACCACACCTACCGCAGGCTTGCGTCAGCGGGTAGGATTGTTTGGAGCACAGAACGGTGTATACTTTGAAGTAGATGGTAATACATTAAATCTTGTGATTAGAAAATATACATCAGGGTCTGTAGACAATACTACAGAAAAGTTTGCTCAAGCAAATTGGAATGGTGATAAACTTAATGGAACCGGGCCAAGCGGCATCACGTTAGTTGTAAGTAGAGCACAGATTTTTTGGTGTGATATTGAATGGCTGGGCGTAGGATCAGTTCGTTGCGGATTTGTTATCGATGGGCAGTTTATACTCTGTCATACATTCCATCACGCTAACCAAGTCAGCTTTAACAAAGTTTACATGACTACTGCTTCATTACCTGTTAGATATGAACTAACAAGCACCGGAGCTGCGGGCACCATGCGAGCCATATGTTCAACTGTGATATCCGAAGGTGGCTACATGAATCGTAGTGTTAGTCGAAGTAATGGAACTAGTCTAACAGGCAAGGATCTCAGCAACACAGTATATAGACCTCTAGTATGTATTAGACTCAAAGCAGCTAATCTTGATTCAGTTGTTGTCCCTGTTAAGTTTGATCTGTTTGGTCTACAACAGGCTGCATTTGTCTATCGGATAATTATAAATCCAACATTAACTAATGCTAGTTGGACTAGTGCTAGCGCAGACAGTTCAGTAGAGTATGACCTTTCTGCTACCGAATTGTCAGGTGGAACTGTGATTGATCAAGGAATATTTGTGGGATTAAACAAAGGAGGATCAGCCTCTATTACTTCAAATGACGTAGACTTTAGTCAACAACTAGGACGCACTATTGCCGGAGTATCAGATATATGGTGTTTGGCTGCTATTGCCACTACTAATAACGATCGTGCTGTAGGCGTGGTCACTTGGCAAGAGCATATATAAAAGATAAGTATAGTATAGCTAAAGGATTTATAATGAGAGCAAAAGAATTTACAATCAATGTACCGATTAACATTAAAATAAACGGTGACGGCGATCCTGAGATTGACGTAGCAGGCAATGGATCTGATTCAGCAGAACCTGATGAAAATCCAATCTTTGTTTCACCATTGCAGCAAGAGTTAGAACTTAAAAAAGCTGATGCTGGCAAAGACAGTGCAGTAATTGATAAATTGACTGAACCTGAAGATGTCGGTGCAGAACCGACTGATGAAATTGACGATCTTTCTCGTATACTTCAACTGTTAAAACGATAAGTATTGTTATGAAAGTACAAGAAATTTTAACAGAAGGTTTACAGTACAATAAAGCTACACGCATTATTGATAAGTTCATTGAGTTTGCTGCTAGCGAACTGCAACTAGATGAATTGCCTGATATCGATTTACAAGACGGTAATGAGATTAGTGTAAAGCATAGTTCATTCGGAGGATACGGTAATAAGCATATTACTGTTACTTTATCTAACAGACATATTATGGATGTGTGCAGAACATTAGCACATGAACTTGTACACTATAGACAAGATTTAAATAATGAATTAACACCAGATAGTGGTAAAGATGGCAGTCCACATGAAAATGAAGCAAATGCGCAAGCAGCTGTGGTTATGAGAAAGTGGGGTAAAATGCATCCTAATCTGTTTAAACAGCCAGCAGTGGACTAACTATGAGAAAAAGCACTCGATCAATATTACAAGAACTCAGCGACATTGGAATTAGCCGTGATACAAATTTAGTTATAGAAAGCCGCGGTTCTAACCTAATAGAAAGCGCAATTAATTTATTAGAATTAATAAGAGAAAACTATGATCTAGAAACTGCTGCTGAATTAGAACGCCGTTTTATTAATAGTATTAAAACAGGCGATACTAATAAGTTTAAGCGTAGTATTAAACGTATTCAGGAAAATAAGCAATAACACAAGCATTTTTAATATAGATGCTAAATAATTATAACACTTACAGAGTAGTAAGTTATGGTAATAGAGGAGAAATATCATGCCATCATTAATCAGTTCAGATTTATTAGTAACCGGCGGTAACAGCCTAGCTACAACAAACTATTTGAAAATGACCCCACAACATACATATGGTGTTGGTCAAGTTTACAGCAACTTCGGTACACGCCAATTACGTCTATTGAAAATTACAGCAGTTACTGGTGCTTCAGGTTCTACAACAGCTGTTGATTTTTCAGTTAACTATCAATCAGCTGCTAGCAAATTTGCATTAGCAGTTCGTGCATTGCAAGTTGGTGCAGAAATTTATCAAATTTGGGTACCAGGTACAACTGGTTTCTTAGTTGCAGTTTCAGAAGATACAATTAACGATTCTGATACATCAGGTAACACAGCTGGCGGTCCAGTTTCAGGCGCTTCATACGGCGACTTAGAAGCTGCAATCACAGCAGCAGTTGCAACTGGTACAGGTGCAGCTACTACAATTACTGCATTAACTGTTGACGCAACAGGTACTGTATTAGGCGCAGTTGCTTAATTAACCTTCTTAGGGATGGGATTAAAAGGGTTCACATTTTGTGAACCCTTTTTTTATGACTGTTAAATACAACATGGAAGATTATAAACTTTATACATTTGTTGATATAACGCATACTGGTCAATACAGAGCTGAACCAGGTAAAGAGGCTGCCCGATGGAAGGAACAAAACTTTAATACGATTGTTCAAACATTAGGCATTCGTTGTAACATCTTGTACTCTCAGAGTCCACAAGCTACTGAAGTAAGAGGTAGTTTAGTAGGTTTTGATACTGATGAAATTGTTAGACTTTGGCGATTTGACTTTGCTACTGAACGCGATTTTGTTTATGAAGAAAACGGTGATCCAATTTCGTTTCTTAAAGATGACTTTGAGTTAGTGCCGTACATACAAGGGTTAGATGAATGGTTACACCAAACACATGCAGTATTTCTAACACACGGAAAAAATAAGAATATTGTTTTTCACAAAAAGCAATAAATATTAACGTTACGTGAAGTAACTCACCGAACGACCACTGGAGCGATGAGATGTCATTAAAACCAACAGATATAGAAAAAAATAATTTAGAAAGCCACGTAGAATTATGCGCGTTGCGCTATCAAAATTTAGAAACACGTTTAACAACGATCGAATCAAAAGTAGTATCACTCGCTGAAAAGATTCAAGAAAGCCAATCTAGCATGAGTAAAGTAGTTATCGGAGCAACTGCAACAATTATCGCCGGATTGTTATCAACAGTAGTAACTATTTTAATAAAATTTTAATATGAGATTTACCGAATTATCCGAAAAAGCTGTACCTTATCATGATACATTAAATCCAGTATTATGGACGGATAATCATTTAAAAACTGATGTTCGTTATAAGTTACTTCTTATAGCTAAACACTTTGCACAATTCTTAAATGTTACACAGTTACATTTAAAAGATATTACTGTTAGCGGTAGTAATGCAAGTTTTGGATATTCTGAATATTCAGACATTGATCTACATTTAATAGTTGATATTGATGATCCAAATATGGCAGAATTGTTCAATGCTAAAAAGAATCATTACAATTTTAAATACGATTTAAAAATTAAAGATATTGCTGTAGAAGTATATGTACAAGATAGTAAACAACCCCATCATTCGGCTGGTATATACAGTATCATAGACGAAAAATGGATTAACAAACCAAAACATCGACCGCCTTCTGTAAACAACGAAGAAGTTGAAAGCAAAGCCGACACTTACCAAAGTCAAATTGATCAAGCATTAACATCATCAAATCTAACACTAGCTACTGATACGTTAAATGATATAGCTCGATTAAGAAAATCTGGTTTAGAGAAAGGCGGCGAGTTTAGTGTAGAAAATCTAGCGTTTAAGTTGCTTCGGGCTAACGGCAAAATTAATAACTTGCGCAAACATATCGACAAATTACAAAGTGCAGAATTAAGCCTTGGAGAACAAATATGAAGATTAAAGAAATTACAGAAAGTAATTACAAAGTAACACAAAGTGACCCCGAAAAAGTTGAAATCTCGTCAGCTGACGGTGCTACTAAAATAACTACAACACCGGCTGCTATTCAGCCAAAACCAAATACACCTAACATATCAACATTAAACCTTAATCCTGCAAATGCACCGCAAGGTCAACAAGGTAACGAAACAATGGGTCAGCCTGTACCAGGGCAACAACCTGCACCTGCACAACAAGGACAAGTTCCTCAAGATGGACAACCGCAACAAGGACAAATTCCAGTTGCTAACGGACAACAACCTGCACCGGGACAACAACAGCCTGGACAACCTGCTCCTCAGCAGCAGCAACAAGCACAATTACCTAAAGTTGGTTCCGAAATAGAATTACCTGATAATATTGGTTCTACTATGCAAGAGATGCTTGATGACAAAGATGATGCAGATCTTATAGCGTCACATGAGAATAAAGACATTAGTGGTGATCCAACTGATGACTTTATTAACGATGTAGTTGATAAAAAGTTTGAAAAGAATTCTGGTAGAAATCACCGTAATGTTGTACACCCAACACCTATAAAAGAATCAGAAGAATTAATAGCAATGTTAACTATCGCAGGTTTAAGATGAAAATAAACGAGCTTATATCAGATTTTGAAATCTTCATCACTAACGAAGAAAAGAAGTTATTTGAAAGATTAAAAACTCCAATTAAGTTAGCAAATCTTACAGACCGTGAACAGTGTATTGCAGAAACTATGATACGAAAAAGTTTACTGAAAAAGATCGGATTTAACGATCCTACAGTTGTAGCAAATGAAAAACAAGAAATCAATTAAAGAATTAGCTTCGTACTTTGATCAAGAATTACAAGCGTCGTTACCAATTTCAGTATTACCTGATGGGTCATTAGTTTATAAAGGATTCTTAGTTAAACAACTTGACAACAAGTATTGGGGTGTGTATAATACAACTTCAAAAGAATTGATAAACGATTACTATCTTAAAAGCTGTGCCTTAATTGCTGCAAAAGAATACAATAACAGGCACTACGAAAAATATCAAAATATCAAAATGTTAGATAATAAGTATGCGTCAGTTTCTACAGATGCTGTAGTTTTTAAAAATAACATAGCGTTAGTAGCTGACGAAAACAGATATCAAATAATGTTAACACGGTTAGAAGAAAGTACAGCATTGACTCAATACTATCAGCAGCTAATTTTTCGATTGTTTCGTCAGTCTTTTATATAAATACGTAATAAGAAATAACCTAGGAACCAATTATGCAAATTAATGATTTAAATCAACCGTTAACTAGTTTAAAACTAAACGAAAGTTTAGCTAAAAACTTTGGTTATACGGTAAAATTAGAAAATTTTACAGATGCACAGCTTGAAGATGCACGTAATAAATTACGTACTAAAATTAGCCAATTTGAAATGAATGAAAGCTATAACTCAGTTGTCGAAAATGCTACATATCAAAAAACACGTATGTTTCTTGATGTATTAAATCAAGAAATTTTTGAACGTGAAAACTGTGATGAAGTAGATGTTGAAGATGATGCACCTCGTAAAAAGAAAAAAGAAAAAACAGACGAAGGGTATGCTCAAAGTAGATTACGCCAACGTGCTACAAAATTATCAGTTCCAGAAAGTTGGATCAATAGTGCAATTCGTAGAATTTCATTAGGCGAATCTGATCGTCGTGAATTGTCTGCAGAATTAAAAGTACGTTATGATTTAAACGAATCACAAGCTAGCTGGATTTTATTAGAAGATGAAGAAACAAAGGCCGATGTAATTATCCAAACACGTGACATTGTACAACGTATCACAGGATGGTTAGAAGATATGGCTGCTATGCGTTCTGAGCAATTCTTAGAATTGTTAGATAATATTAAACGTGTAGCCGGTAGTGACGTTGCTCAAAGATACGATAGTGTTGTTAGACCTGCAATGGATAATATCTACACAGCATTAGAAACATCACGTCAAGGTTTAAACCAAGGGCTAGCAGTTGTAACCGGCGATGAACCAGAAATGTTAGGTGCGCCAGTAGCCGGTGAAACTGCACCGATCGGTGCAGCAGCTCAAGTAGCAGGTGCTCCAGCTCCTAATTTTGGCGGCGCAGCTCCTGGTGAAGAACAACCTGGTTCACCTGAAGAATTAGCAAGCGCAGCTCCTGATGCAGGTCGTATGAAACGTGAAAGCGTTGAATACAGCCGTAAATTAGGTATGATGTTAAGCTCAAAAAAAAAGTAAATGAATCAATTGATCCGTTAATTAATACACTACGGACAATTCAATCTGCAGCAAACAACAATAAATCGAGTGCATCACTAACATGGGACGCTCTTAATAGAGTAGACAGAACAGGTGGTGCACCGTTTATTGATTTTGAAAGCTTTGCTCAACGTTACGAATCAGACCCGTTAGTTCAACAATTTGTTGATCGGTATGACGAATCAGGGTTAGTAATTAAAACAAATCAAGCTATGCCGGATCCATTAACTCAACATAAAGAAGTTGAAAGTGACTTTTCTAAAAGATCTAGAGAAGCATTTAACAGAAGAAAAAATAAAGATTGACATTGACAGTTAAATGTATTATAATTATGTTATGAAACTACTAACTGAAAAATATCAATACACACCAATAAACAGACAATCCGTTAAGGGCAAGCGTTTATATTCTTGCCCTGATGGATCTAAAGTTCCTTCCGTAACTACAATACTATCAGCAACAAAACCAGAAGAAGATAAAGCTGCACTACAAGCATGGCGTAAAGCTGTTGGCTATGACAAAGCACAACAAATTACAACTGAAGCTGCTAGTCGCGGAACTCGTATGCATAAATTTTTGGAAGATTTTGTCGCACAAGGATTTCTAAATGAATCTGGCTCTAATCCATATAGTCAGCAAAGTCATAAAATGGCTCAACACATTATAGATCACGGATTAAAAAACGTCAACGAAGTTTGGGGTAATGAAGTTGCACTTTACTATCCAGAACTGTATGCAGGTACTACAGATGCTGTAGGATTACATAAAGGTGAACCTGCTATCCTTGATTATAAACAATCTAATAAACCTAAAAAACGTGAGTACATTGAAGATTACTATCTTCAACTAGCTGCATATTCTATTGCACATAATAAGATACACGAAACTAATATACAAAAAGGTGTAGTTCTAATGTGTGTTAAACCTCCTGAACTTAAACCGTGGGTATGGGGAGAACCACAATATCAAGAATTTATATTAGAAGGTAGCGAGTTTAACAAATACGTTAATAAATGGTGGGATCGAGTTGATATGTATTACAGTATGAACTGATAAATATAACAAACGGAGATTTATAATGCAAACCATTACCAGAATTAACGGTTCCCTTGCAAAAACAGGAACCTTATATACCCCAAACGCAAACGCTTACTTAATTACAGTGAAAAACACATCAGCTACTGCTATTGATTTACAAGTAGAAGACAGCTATATTGATGCATCTACACAAATGCCAAATAGTTTGTATGAAATGATTATTAAAGAAATTAACCCACTAGCATATTATGCTCCTGCAGCATCGACTGGTGTAATTCACGTAATTATGGATAAAGCAATTAATGATGCTACTGAATTACAAACACGTATTCGTAGAATTACAGGTGCCGACATTTTAGGCACAACTGCTGGAACTACTACCTTAACAACATCGGCTGCTCTTGCTACCATGGTCGGTGCAACTGTTATCGGACCTGGTATTCCTGCTGGTACTACAGTATCATCTGTTAGTGCAGGAACTAGTTTAACCCTTTCAGCTGCCGCAACTACTACTAACGCAACTGCAGTAGTATTCACATTGTCATTTGATATTACTGGTACTACAGTGGCTCCAGCTGCATCAATTACAATCGCTTAATTAATTAGCCCTAGTTTTTACTAGGGCTTTTTTATGGCTAAATTATCATAAATATAGCAAAGAGGATATATTTCATGGCAGTTTATCAAATTTCAAAAATTCAAATACGAAGAGGAAAGGCTAGAACCGGCCCCGGGTTTCCACAGTTAGCATCTGGAGAATTAGGATGGGCAGTTGATTCTCAAGAACTGTACATCGGTAATGGTTCTGTATCAGAAGGCGCACCTACTGTAGGTAATACAAAAATTTTAACATCTAAAGATATTATATCTGGATCAGGCGGAACTGGATTAATATCATTATTAGAACATACTTACAAATTATCTGATACGTTAATAACTACCGGACCGTCAATTAGTTTTCCAGTAGTTCGATCATTACAGAATATTTTAGATGATACTGTAAATGTCTATGATTTTGGAGCAAAAGGCGACGGCATCACTGATGATTCAAGTGCAATTCAACGTGCAATTACTCAGTTGTTTGCAAACAGTGGTATTAAATCGTTCTCTAATACATCTGAAGGAGTTAAACGACGAGTTATACTAAAAATGCCAGCTGGCATTTTTAAAACAATTAATGCAATTACTATTCCAAGCTACACTACAATTATCGGAGCAGGCATAGATAAAACTATTATCCAATATACTGGTTTAGAAACTGCATTTAGATGTATATCAGATGTTGGATCATCTTATCCGCTTACTAATCCACGATATATTAATATTCAAGATATTACTATTCAGTCAACAGAAACAACTGCAACTATCGGTTTAGATCTTGCTAATACTAGTAATAGTAAATTTCAAAATATAAAAATTATCGGAACTTGGGATTCTGGGTCTAGACCTGATAATAAAGGAATTAGTATTTCAAGTTTATTAGCTACAACTTCGTCTGACATTATATTTGACAATGTTGTAATTAACAATTATTTCTGCGGTGTGTTTATAGGCAATGCATCTACAGATATTAATTTTATTAATGGTGTTATTTCGACAGCACATACTGGGTTTTCTTTAGGGGTTGATTTAGTATCTGACGGCCCATCTAATATTAATATCTCTAATTATAAATTTGATAATATTATAGCGCATGCAATTAACAGCGATAATAGTATTAAGAACACGGTTATAAATTGTAACTTAACTAATGTTGGAGAAGGTGGCGATACAGAGTCAACAGTTCCGCAAATTTACTTTAGCCAACTTGGAAATTATAATTCAAGTATCACATCTGATAGATCAATAGCGTTATCAGATCCGTTATCAGCTTTACAATACGTTCCAGAAGTATCAGGATCTGCAGTATATACTAGTACACCTTTAACTGTAGATATTGCTCAATCTGTAGAAAGTGTAGATTTATTTAGATTACCATTAAAAACAGACAGCACCGGAACAGTCGCTGGATTTATGTCATATACTATAAATTACATTTTTAACGGGAATTATATTAGACAAGGACAAATTTCATTAATTGCGTCTCCTCCTTCTATTAACTCTTCCGATGATTATACTTGTACTGGTATTTCCGGAACTGCTATGCTTTTAAAATTTACAGCAGCTATTGTTAACAATTCAATAGTTGTTTCGTATACTAATACAATTTCAGGTAACGACGGTACACTAACTTACTCGTATATCGCTACTTCCTAATTACCATAACGGTAGACTTATCAGAAAAAAGAGCGTATAATTGCTCTAAATGATAAGAGATAAGTCTACCGTTTTACATTTATATCTTATTGTTTTAATTAGTATTTTTTTACAATCTAAACTTATTTTAGAGAGTTGTCTGCCAAATAAATACTATCCTAACCAGAAGTGAAATTATATGAATAAAATAACAGTTACAAAAAGAAATGGCACTAAAGTAGAACTAACAATTGACAAATGGCAGGCGCAGATTGCAAAGATTTGCAGTGGAATTGCCGATGTTAGTCAATCAATGATCGAAATTAAAAGCCAGCCACAATTTTACGATAATATTACTACATCTGAAATTGACGAAATTACACTGCGAGCAATCGTTAACTTAATTGATGTTGACGCCAACCCAGATGTAGGTCATACAAATTATCAATACGTTGCAGGCAAACAGCGTTTGTCTATGCTCCGCAAAGATGTATACGGCCAATACGAGCCACCGCATCTATTTACAATAGTTAAAAAGAACATCGAAGTTGGATTATACACACCAGAGTTATTAGAGTGGTATTCAACTGAAGAATGGAACAAAATGAATGACATGCTTGATCATTCAAAAGATGAAACTTACTCATATGCTGCAATTGAACAGCTTATTGAGAAATACTTAGTCCGTAATCGATCTACTAAAGACATTTACGAAACTCCACAAGTTAGGTATATGATTGCAGCTGCAACTGTGTTCCATAAGGAAGAACCAAATGCAGCTAGAATGAAATATATTAAGGAATATTATAATGCTGCATCCGATGGCTTATTTACTCTTGCTACACCCGTTCTTGCTGGGCTCGGAACTCCAACTAAACAATTCAGCAGCTGCGTTCTCATACGCAGTGATGACGATTTGGATTCTATATTTGCTAGTGGCGAGATGATGGCAAAATATGCTAGCAAACGTGCTGGCATAGGTTTAGAAATTGGTCGTGTACGCGCACTAGGAAGTCCTATACGCGGTGGTGAAATTATGCACACAGGTATGATTCCATTTTTAAAGAAATGGTTTGGTGACTTGCGTTGCTGTTCACAAGGTGGTATTAGAAATGCTAGTGCTACTGTAACATATCCGATTTGGCATTATCAGTTCGACGACTTAATTGTACTTAAAAACAATCAAGGCACAGATGAAACACGGGTGCGTCATTTAGATTACAGCGTTGTATTAAGCGCGTTCTTTTGGCGTAGATTTAAAAACAAAGAAAACATAACATTTTTTGATCCTAATGAAGTTCCAGACTTATACGAAGCGTTTTACACTGATACAGCTCTCTTTGAAAAACTGTACCTACAGTATGAAAAAAATACAGGAGTTCGGAAGAAGACCATGTCTGCGGAAGAAGTATTCAAAGGAGGACTCCTAAAAGAACGAACTGACACCGGGCGCATCTACTTAGTCTTTATAGATAACGTAATTAAGCAAGGACCATTTGATCCGTTATGGCATACAATTTATCAAAGTAATTTATGCTGCGAAATACTTTTACCAACTGCACCGTTTAATTCGTTATCCGATGAAGGTGGATTTAAACTCACACTTGACACTGGAGAGGAAGTAACATTAGCAGGAGAACACACGGTATTATTAAAATCAGGTGAGAAAAAGAAAGTTCGAGAGTTGTCTGAAGATGACGATATTGATAATCTTTTAATAAGTGGGTAGTAGTATCTCTGCTAAATACAAGCAAGAGGAAGATATTTATGAAAACTTATAATATATATTGTCACACTATTAATAACAAAAAATACATAGGATACACTGAAAAAAATATTAACGTTCGATTAGACGAACACATTCAAGATAGTAGAAACGGTTCTGATACATATTTTCATCGTGCAATTAGAAAATATGGTGAAAATACTATTATAACTGAAAAATTAGATGAATGTAGTACACAATCTGATGCAAAATCAAAAGAAATATATTATATAGACTTGCTTGATACGTTTAGCTACGGGTACAATATGACCCGTGGCGGTGATGGCGGCAACACAAAAGAACGATATTCTAAAAAACAATTAATAGAATGGGGTAAAAATAGAAGTAAGCTAAGTGCAGGTATGAATAACGGAAATGCTCGGCCTGATATTACAGCTATCGATATTATTAACACTATAGTTAATTATATACATGAAAATTTCAAATACGGTAGTTATTTACTTCGAAATGAAATTGATTCTGTATTAAAATCTGAGCTATCTATTAGCAGTAGATTGATATCTAATCGAGGAATTAAAAATCATACAGATTTGATTAACTTAGTTAACGCTACATTAACTGCCACTGAACAAGTTAAATACAACCCGCAT